GTGCTGATCCTGCTAGCAGCAGTTGATACGCAGGACACCTGGATTGAGGTAAGCGTATGGGGATTTGGCCGCGGTGAGGAGAGCTGGCTGATCTGGCATGAAAAGATCGAAGGCAATCCTGCAGACCCAGAGTTGTGGAAGCAGCTGGATGTGATCCGCGCAACGGAATGGCCGCATGAATCCGGCGGTACGTTGAAGATCAGGAATACAGCAATCGACAGCGGCGGGCACTTCACGCAGGAGGTGTATGAGTACGCCCGGCAGCACACGCGTGAAGGCGTCATCCCAATCAAGGGCAGCAATACCAGAGCAGCACCACTGCTCGGTAAGGGCAGCAAGCAGGACGTGAACTGGCGCGGGCGGATCCTGAAAGGTGGTGTGACGTTGTACCTGGTCGGTACGGACACCGCAAAGCGCACGATCTACGCACGGTTGAAGATCCAGCAGCCGGGGCCTGGTCATGTGCACTTCGGGCAGAACGCCACTGAGGAATACCTGACGGGATTGACCTGCGAGCGGTTGGTGCCGCGAACGGTGAAGGGCTTCCAGGTGCTGGAGTGGAAGAACCCAACCGGTGCACGCAATGAACCGCTTGATACGGCGGTGTATGCGCTAGCGGCACTGGAACTGGTCAAGCGCCGCTACAACCGTGCAACGATGTGGGATCAGCTTGAAGCGCAGCTGATGACACCAGCCAAACCGCAGCGGTCACCAGCCGCTACGGCAGCACCGGCAGCAGCACCACGACCAGCGCGGCGTGGTGGATTTGTTCGTGGGTGGTGAGCGGTAGAATCAGACCATGAAGATCCCAGCTACTGCACGGAATCTGGATACGATCACCTGGACGGATGAACCGACCAGTAGTGGGATCAACTCAACTACGCATGTGCTGCGATATTACCTACGCGGTACAACGCTAGGTGCGGGCGAGACGCTAACCGGCAGTACATCAGGCACCGGGTGGAGCTTCAGCTGGACGGTTAATGAATCTATCGCCGCGGCCACCAGCTACGCATGGCAGGCGGTTGCGGAAGCTATTGCCGGTGGTGCGCTGACGACGATCGGCACCGGCAGCATCCAGCTGCTGCCGAGTTTGGCATATACCGGCAGCCCAGCTGCATTTGATGGCCGCACACAGGCGCAGCAGGACCTCGATGCGGTGCAAGCTGCAATCCGCGCACGAATCAGCGGTGGTGCAGTTGATGAATATACGATCGGCAACCGGCGGTTGAAGCGTATGCAGCTGAACGACCTGCTGATGCTTGAATCCAGGTTGAAGGCAGAAGTCGCACGTGAGCGTTCAGCGGAGATGATTGCAAATGGAATGGGCAATCCACGTAACCTGTATGTACGGTTTGGGCGGTAGCAATGGGAATAGGTGATGCGCTGCGTTATGCGTTTGGGTTAAGGCCACGGCAGGCAACCGTGATGCAACGCCCGCAGATGCGCCGCACATATCAAGGTGCAATGATCAGCCGGCTCACATCAGACTGGCTGGCAACACAAACCAGCGCTGATGCAGAGATCCGCACCAGCCTGCGTAAGTTACGTGATCGTAGCCGCGAGATGGTACGGAATAATCCGTACGCTAAGCAGGCGAAACGTACAACACAGATTAATGTAATCGGCACTGGCGTTCAATTGCAATCGCAGGTGATGATGCTACGCGGCAATCGCCGTGATGATCGCGTTAATAAGTTGATCGAATCAAAATGGCGGCGATGGTGCAGGAAGGAACATTGTGATGTTTCCGGTCGTCATAGTTTCCATGACCTGGAATGGCTAGCAGCTGGGGCGTTACCTGAAAGCGGTGAAGCATTATTCAGGATCGTGCGGTCACCATTTGGTGGGTCGAAGGTGCCACTAGCGCTGCAGATGCTTGAATCTGACATGCTGGATGAAGAATATCAAGGCGGCACATTAGCTCGTGGTAATGAATGGCGGAATGGCGTTGAAGTAAACGAATGGGGCCGTCCGGTGCGTTATGCGCTGTTAACACGCCATCCGGGTGACTATTGGTTTCAAAATAGCCAGCAGCGTAATGATAAGCATGTGTTCCTGCCAGCTGATGATGTAATTCATCTATTCCTACCGGAACGCCCTGGCCAGAATCGTGGTGTGCCATGGTTCCATTCGGTAATGGCAGATGCACATCAGCTGCAGGGGTATGAAGAAGCAGCGGTGATTCGCGCTAGGGCAGGCGCCAGCCTGATGGGTTTTATCACCAACAACGAAGGTGAGGTAATGGCTGATGCAGTTGATGATGGCCAGCGGGTAACAGAATTTGAACCGGGCACGTTTAAGTACCTGGCACCAGGTGAATCGGTGACGGTGCCAAACATTGATTCACCAGACCAGCAGTTTGATATGTTCGTGCGCAATAAGGTGCGACGGTTTGCATCAGGCTTCGGTTGTAGCTATGAAACATTGAGTCGTGACTTCAGTGAAACCAATTACAGCAGCAGCCGGCTAAGCCTGCTGGAGGATCGTGAGCATTGGCGGGTGGTGCAGAATTACCTGATTGAAAATCTACACATGCGGGTATTTCGTGAATGGTTGAACCTTGCGGTGCTGTCTGGTGATTTACCGCTGGGTGATTATGAACTACGGCCCGAGCGATACGATAACCCACGATGGTTGACGCGTGGCTGGAGCTGGGTGGATCCACTCAAGGAGGTGAAGGCATACCGCGAAGCTGAGCAAGCTGGATACCTGACCAAGGCGCAGATCATCGCCAACACCGGCGGTGGTGACTTTGATGACAATGTGGCAGAACTAGCCCGTGAGAAGCAGATTGCACGTGAAGCTGGCCTGCAGCTTGATCTGGACATCTTGAAAGATGCTGCACCATCAGCAGCACCAGCTGCGCCACCTATACCACCGGAGGATGACCAGCCATGAGTGCAATGCCAACTGATGGGATGCGTGAAGAGGCGCAACGTTACCGCGACTGGAAAGCAGAAGGCCGCAAGGGTGGCACGGAAGTTGCTGCGCGGCGTGCAACGCAGATCCTTAGTGGTGATGAGCTGAGTGATGAAACCATCGTCACCATGGCGGCATGGTTCGCACGGCATGAAGTGGATAAGCAGGCGGAAGGGTTCAGCCCTGGTGAAGATGGCTACCCATCACCCGGTCGTGTGGCATGGGCCGCATGGGGTGGTGATCCCGGTCAAAGCTGGGCGGATAGTCTGGTAGCAAAGATGGATCGCACCATGTTTCGAGCTGAACCGAATGAACTGAACGAAGGGGACTTCGTTGAATGGGAATCAAGCGGCGGCACTGCCCGCGGCAAAATTGAGCACATCATGCGTGAAGGGACGCTGGGTGTGCCGGATAGTGAATTCAGCATCAATGCAACAGCAGAAGACCCGGCAGCATTGATCCGCATCTATCGCCCGGGTGATGATGGCTGGGATGAAACTGAAACGCTCGTCGGTCATCGGTTTTCGACACTCCGGAAGATCGACCCGCTGCCGATGGATGATGATGATGACGATGAGTCACGCAGCGCAGCGGGCAGCATCGAGGAGCGCCCCTACCCGATGGAACATGCTGCACGGTTGACTGATCCGGAGCAGTATGACGAATTCCGCCGTGACAATGATGCAGGTGGTGAAGGCGTTGACTTTATCTATGGCATCAAGGAAGGCACGTCCGAGCTGCAGGCAATTCGGTTCAGCGTTGAACAGTTCACTGCTGAGCAGGCGCGGGCATGGTTATCTGAGCATGACCATACCGCGATTGAATTTGAGGAGGCCACAGGCGAGCGTCACTCACGTGACATGATCACCAGCAAGCGGTACCAGCGTAGTGAGGTAACCCAATTCCATGCGGTTGAAGATCGCGTGATGGAGTTCCCGTTCAGTTCAGAGTATCCCGTTGAGCGGTACTTCGGCAAGGAAGTATTGAGCCATTCGATGGATGCAGCTGGCCTGGAACGGTTAAATGATGGCGCACCGCTGCTGTTTAACCATGACCCAGATCGCGTGCTGGGCGTAGTCGAACGTGCATGGATTGATGGTGAGAAGAAACGCGGTTATGCCAAGGTGCGCTTCAGTCGCAACAAGTCCGCGCAGGAGATATTAGATGATGTCCGTGATGGCATCCTACGTGGCGTGTCGTTTGGATATTCGATTGATGAGATGCAAGAACGCGATGGTGCGATGGTTGCTACACGTTGGCAGCCATATGAGATCAGCGTTGTTTCGATTCCAGCTGATCCATCGGTTGGTGTAGGCCGGTCGTTGGTATTGCCTACAATCGAAGTGTCCACTGCAGCGGCCGATGCCGCTTCACCCATTATGGATGCACAAGCACCTGAAATGGACGTGATCCGGTCTGAGGCCGTTAAGGCTGAGCGTGACCGTATCGCAGCCATCACCGCCCTCGGCGAGAAGCACAACATGGCCGACCTGGCCCGTGAGCTGATCGACGGAGGTAAGAGCCTGGCGGAAGCCCGCGAGGCGGTACTCGACAAACTTGGCCAAACTGCTATGACCCAACCCATCCGTTCAGAAGACATCACCCGCAACGACATCGGCCTGAGTAAGGCTGAGACCAAGCGGTTCAGCTTCATCCGTGCCCTTAACTACCTCGCCAATCCTGGTGACGTCAGCGCCCGCCGCGCTGCTGAATTTGAAATCGAAGTAGGCCGTGCTGCCGCTGCTCAATATGAGCGCTCCAGCAATGGCATCGTCGTACCGAACGAGGTGCTGCGTCGTGACCTGGTTGTTGACATCCCCACCGCTGGCGGCAACCTGGTTCCTGATGAGCTGCTGGCTGGATCGTTCATCGACCTGCTCCGCAACCGTCTGGCACTGGCTCAGGCTGGCGTTACCACGCTGACCGGGCTGCAGGGCAACATCAGCATCCCGCGGCAGACCAGCGCTGCGACCGCCTACTGGGTTGGTGAAAACGTGGCACCGACCGAATCGCAGCAGGCGATCGACCAGGTGAACATGACGCCGAAGACCGTCGCGGCATTTGTGGATTACAGCCGCCGGTTGCTGCTCCAGTCGAGCATCGACGTTGAAGGCATGATCCGCAACGACCTGGCTCGTGTGATCGCG